TGACATTAAGAAATCGAGTTTCCATAAACATCCTAGAGACCATATCAAGAAATATTTGTCGAAATGTGTCTGATGAGATATTAACACATGGGTCAGAGAAATTTGAATCTCTACGAGATACATTGTTAGATGTTAGAAAAAAACCTGGGCCTAGGATGTCAATGTTTTATAGTTTTGATAAATCAAAGTGGGGACCATCTTTTGTTCCAATTCAATTTTTGTATTTGTTTAGCCCTTTCAAAAAACAATTAGGGTCATTTTACTACTATATAGCACATTTGTTAATAAGACATCAAAATAAGAAGTGTTACTTGCCAGAGAGACTCATGAGTCAGTGGATAAAAGATCCATCAAACTTATTAAAACATAGAAGTGATCCTTTGTTACAAAAAATGAAAGAGACTTTTTTAAATGATCACAAATGTTTCTTCGTGAATGAGTCAAACATGGGTCAAGGAATCTTGCATTACACCTCATCTTATCTCCATGCCGCACTGATTGCATTTCGAGACAAATTATATTCTATAATATGTCTTAAGATGAAATGGGATTCTGATGACCACAGAGATTTATTTTCTTCTGATGATTCACTAACAGTTCAAGGAATAGAGACTCACAAAGTGAACCTCTTCAAACAGAAGATGTCTGTTTTCTTGAGATGTCAAGAAGTGGCTGAGCGATTATTTAACTGTCAAACATCAAAAGCTAAGAGTAGTATCAACCCATTGATAGGCGAATTCAACTCCTTATTTTTCTCTAACCTCACTTTCTTTCCAACAATAATAAAATTTGCTATTGCATCTGTTCACCCAGTCAACACTGATTCTTTTTTCCGAATGGTTAAAGAGTCTTATATAGCAAGTAGACAAATTGTTGAAAATGGAGGGTCACTGGAATTATATCTCATAGCATCCAAACTAAACAAAGTGTACTGTGAGCAATTGTATCATACCAAAATCGGTGGTGTCAATAACATAGCAAACTATATCAATGGTGACTGTAAAAACATTCCTTATCAACTAGGCTTTTACCCAATATTCAATCCATCATTGATGATCATAGCAGGGCCTGAATATCATAACTATCAAATATGGAAGAGGTGGGACACTCTAACTGCTGATGAGAGGATCATTTTCACATCATCTCATATTATCAGAAGTGTTGACATGATGGAAAGCCTAGAAGGTATTGATCACTCCGATGCCATGATTGGAACGTTGTTAAGAGTCGAAGCAAAAGTTGGGCCCATAAAGCA